AAGATAGAAGATATTAGAGATATGGGAGCTAAAGAGTTAGAAGATTTTGAAAGAGTCTTAGCAGTAAGTAATATTGTAGGAAGAGCGAGAAACTTTTTAATTAGAGCGGTTGAAGAGCGAAAAAAAGATTTAAAGCTTAGAGATGGTGCAGGTGTTGTTAATGGAGATATTGATGATACAGATTATTAAAGAGAAGATAGAGAGTGTTTTGCACTCCATCTTTGATAGAAGTATGATTAACAATGAAAAGAGGTTTTATGATGAGTAAAAAGCTAACAGTAAAGCAAGAGAAATTCGTACTCAAATACTTTGAATGTGGAAATGCAACAGAGGCTTATAAGTATGCTTATTCTACTTCAAGAATGAAAGATAAAACGATTATAGAAAGTGCATCAAAGCTTTTAAGTAACCACAATATTACCGCAAGGTTAAAAGAGCTACAAGCCAAAGCAGAAGAAGAGAGTCAATGGAATGTTAAAAAGGTGCTTGATACTTATACAAAAGTTATAGAGATTGGATTAGGAGATAAAGCTAGTAGTCACATTGTAACAGAGGGTGCAGGAGAGGGAATATCTAACACTCTTGAAGTTGAGATGAGAGATACAAACTTAACAGCAGTAAACACAGCACTCACAAACATAGCGAAACACTTAGGAATGTTTGAGAAAGACAACAAGCAAAAAGCAAGTGATATATCATTAGCAGACTTTGCAGAAGATTTTTATAATAGACAGATGGCAAAAAAGAATGAAAACAACTAAAGTCCTTGATAGATGGGCTTCAAGCATAGAGCTATTTGTAGATGAGTGTTTGTTTGCAAAGAGTGATAGAAAGCCATCAAGCCAACAAAAAGCAGTGCTGCAAGACATAGACGCAGGTGTTAAAGATATAAGCATAGCGTCAGGACACGGAACTGGAAAATCTACTCTATTATCGTGGGTTATTTTGTGGGTAGGCTTATTCAAATATGATGCGAAAATACCAGCGACAGCACCAACAGCACCACAGCTCACAAGATTATTATTACCAGAAGTTAGAAAATGGCGAGAGAAGTTACCAAAAGAATTAAAAGAGTGTGTAACAGTCAAGAATGATAGCGTAGCTTTTTGTAATAATAATCAATGTGTAGCAAGAACAGCAAGAAAAGAAGCACCAGAGGGTTTACAAGGTTTTCACGCTACTTTTTTGTGTTGGATTATTGACGAAGCGAGTGGAGTTCCTAACACAATCTTTGAAGTAATCGAGGGTAGTTTAACAGGTAATCAACACTTACGACTATTAACAGCAAATCCAACTAGGACCGATGGTTATTTTTACAACTCACAGCATAAGAATAGGGAGTTATGGAAGTGCCATACATTTAATGCAGAACTTAGTGAGAATGTATCACGAGAGAGTATAGAGAGAAAAAAGAAAGAGTATGGCGAGGATAGTGATGCTTATCGTGTTCGTGTTTTAGGTAGGTTTCCAAGAACTTCAAGCGATGCAGTTATTCCGATGTATGTTATTGAAGATGCAATTAACATAGGAGATGATTACAACGATTACGGTGCGGAAGTATGGGGATTAGATTATGCAGATGCTGGAGATGATAGAACTATGCTAGTCAAGAGAGTAGGGCATTATTTTTATGAAAAAGTAGAGTGTCCTATTACAGGGAAGCATAGACAAGTGAATACAGCCAGATGGTTAGCGAGTATCTATCTTGAAGCAAAAGAGAAAGGAAGAGAGCCTAAAGCAATATTTGTAGATAGTATCGGAGAGGGCAGCGGTTTAATGAGTGCATTAAATGAGCCTCAATTCTATCATATACCCGCTATAAGCTGCAAAGTAAGCGAGAAATCATCACGACCAGATATTTATCTCAATCTTAGAGCAGAACTCTATTACAAGTTAAAAAATATACTTGAAGACGAGGGAAAAATGTTTGATGATGATAGCGCTATTGGCGAGTTATCAGCACAGAGATTTAAAATCACAGAAAAAGGAGTAATCCAAATCATAAGCAAAAAGGATATAAAAGAAGCATTAGGAAGAAGTCCAGATATTAGTGATGCAATGGCACTAGCAAGTAATACAGTCATAGCAACACCAGATGAGATAGAAGAATATCACGAAAGAGATGTTTTTTTAGAAGAGCAAGAGGGAGATTTTGCATCATGGTAGATGAAGTAACACCAAGCGGAAATGAAATCAATACTTATTTTTTGATAAATAAAATATTCGGTGGAGATGGAGCAGAAGCATTAAGGGTATCAAGACGCTATCCACAAATGAAAGTAACGCTTACACCTAAGAGTATAGAAAGATATTTGATTTTAGAGTGCATAGAAGATAAAGGGCTTGATGATGAAAGCATCGTAGAGCATTTAAGTAGTGAAGAACACAAGATTAACATATACAGAGTTAAAAGACTTAGAGAGGAGTTAGAAAGTGGCAAACGAAAATTTTAATGATGAATTAGTAGCAGAGTTAGTAGCCATACGAGATGATGCGATAAATGGTTATATGCAACATAAGAACGACTTTATAGCATTAGAAATGGCTTATATTAATGAGCTATCACATAATCAGCGAAAGAGTTTATCAAACAGACGAAAGAGTGCATTAACACCAAATCTTATCAAGCCTAAAGTAGATAAGATAGTAAGAGACTTAATGAAGTCATTTTTCGGTAATGATGAATTAGCACTTATTAAAGCAGATAACAAAGAGAGTGAAGAAGATGCAAAAGTATCACAAGCACTCAAAAAAGAACTTAAAGAGTATGGAAGAGATAAAAATCTATACACAAATTTAAGACCAGTAGCCAAAGAGGCTTTAGTATATGGAACAGCAGTACAAAAAATATATTGGAGTTCAAAAGAGAATAATATCAAGTTAGAGAGATGTAGGCTTGATGATGTATATCTTGACCCTTATGCACCGACTACACAAGATATAAATTACTTAGTGCATAGGGTAGCAAGTATGACTATTGCAGATGTAGAGAAACAATATGCAAAGTTAAATGTAGATTGGAAGCAATATGTAAACGCATCGCTCAATGCTCAAACTAATCAAAATCAGTTTACAGATATTGGTAAGTTTCAGAGAGTAGAGTTTCACGAAGTGTATCGTAAGAAAAATGGCAAGTGGTATGTATCTACAATATTAAATGATGATGTAGTATTAAGAGCTGATAAATATCTCAAAGATGGTTTACCTTTTATAATTGGAACGCTTGACCCTCAATTCGTGATGATAAATGAACCAGTCAATCCAGTCCGTGCATATGGTGGTGCTTTTATCGCTCCTCTTATGTCTTTACAAAACGAGAACACTATTAAGCGTAATCAGCAAATAGATGCAACAGATATACAACTTAATCAAAGATTTATTACTACTAAAGAGAGTGGAGTAAGAGAAGACGACCTTATATCTAATCGTAAAAAGATTGTAGTTGATAATATCGCAAATATTAGAGAGTTACCAATACCAAGATTGAACGATAGTATATTTGATGTTCAACAGTTATCAAGAGAAGCAGAAGAGATAAGCGGTATTTCTAAGTTAAGCGAGGGAATGGGTGGAATGGGCAATAAAACAGCCACAGAGATAGAGGCTTTACAGATGCAGGGTAGCAATGTAATAGATGATATTTCAAGAGCATTTAATGAGAACTTTTTTAGACCACTTATCCAGAGAATAGTCTTGCTTATTTATAAATATAAAGTGAGTGAGAACTTTATAGATATTAATCGTAAAAGACCTCTTAAACAAAAGATAATCATAAATGTAGGCATAGGCTCAATTAATAAGATGATGCAGATAGATAGTATTGATAAAGCAACAGTAACAGTAACACAAAGCTTACAGCTATTTATGCAGATGCAGGATATGGCAAGGGTTAAAAAGTATATAACAATGCTAGATAGCTTAAACATAGAGAAATTGAAGCTTTTAGGACAAGATAGCATTATAGAGAGTGCAGAAGAGGCAGAAGAGCAAGAAGAGATGATGCAACAGCAACAACAAGCAATGATGCAACCACAACAGGAGGTAATGCAATGATAGCTAATGAACAAACAAAAGAAGAAGTAATCACACCAGAGGAGGTAATAGAAGATGAAAATATCAGCATAGAAATTGAAAACAAAAGAACTTTTTTAAGAGATACTGAAAGAGTTTTAGCAGAAGCAAATCAGTTATTAAGTAGTGATGTATATTTGTTAATGCAAGATGATTTAAACAGTATGTATCAGAGTTGTTTTAGTATAGCATACAGCACGGAAGATGCTCATAAAGCTAAATATGCACTTGAAGAGATGAAAGGTATAGGTAAGGCAATGAAAGTGCTAGATAACTTGATTATTAGGCTTAAAGATGATGCAGATTTAATCGGCAATGAAATTTTAGAGATGGAGAAGTAAGATGGCAACAGCAATAGTAGGTAAAAAGTTCGTAAAAACAACAGCAGTAGAGGTAATAGATGCAACAGAGCATCAAGTGTTACTTCAAGATGTAAACAAACAGCATGAGACTTACACAGTATCAAGAGCAGAGTTTGATAAAGATTTTACACTAGGCGAAACGATACTTAATGAGTATGCAGTTCCTTTAATTACAGCAGATGATGGTATGGCAGTACCCAACAATGAAAACAATACAAAAGAAGTCGAGGAGACAAAATAATGCAAGCGCCAATGATACAAGAACAAGAACAAGAACAAATGATGCAACAACCACAACAACAAATGCAACAACAGCCACAAGATGATGTTCAAATGGCTAAAGAGGCTTTAGGGTTAGATACTTATGAGCAACAACTAGCACAGATGCAATCACAACTACAAGAGAGTAAGGATAAAGCTATCTTTGAAGAGGTAAGCAAGAAGTATGAAGATATCGACCCAGACTTAGTACAAAAAGAGCTTTTAAAATTAGCAGAGACTAAGCCACAAATGGCAGAAGCTTTAAAATCAGACCCAGAGGGGATAGAGATGTTATTTTCTAAAGTTAAAACATCAATGCAACCAATAGACAAGCCAGACGATATAACAGATAGTGGAAACAATGGTGGTAATGAAAACAGCGACTTTAACAAGAAAATTGAAAAAGGCACAGCTAACGAAATTGATTTAGGCGATTTTATCTTAAACGCATAACAACTACAAAACCCTACTTAGTATTAATTTACAGACAAAGTAGGGTTTTTTCTAAAACTCCCTTATTTTAAAAATCTTTTTTTGTAAGAATACGGATACTTTTAAAAAACAGAGAAAGGGAAGAGTAAATGCTAACAACATTAAACACACAATTAACACAAAAGCCGTCGATAGTCGATGCGATTATTAAGCAGGGTGTAGCAACAGCACCGATTTTACAACTTATTGGCACAGGTAGTATTTCAGCACCTAGTCATAGTTGGATTAACGATAGATATGCAGATGCAAAAGATAATGCAAATCTTGAACTAACAGACTTAGACGAAAACACAGTACCAACAAAAACAAAAACAGCCAATGTCGCACAAATCATTAAAAACGAGGTAGGTGTAACACAAAGACAAATGCAAATGAGCCAATATGGTGGCAAAGAGTGGGCTTATCAAGTAGGTAAAAAAGGTAAAGAACATCTTAAAGATATTGAGTATGCACTTTTAGGTTTAGGTAACAGCGACATAGAAGCATCACCAGTTTCAGCAACAGCATCTAAAGCACCAAGAATGGCAGGTTTATTTTACTTTGTACCAAACGAGCATAGATACACTCCAGATGGTTACGATGCAAGTGATGATAGTACCTTTGTGGATTTTTCACTAGATGAACTTCATAACTTCTTAGAGCCTTTGTGGAAACGTGGAGCAATGGAAGATGATACATTTAAAATTCTTTTAGGCTCAAAACTAAAGCAAAAAGTTAATGCGGTATGTAAAGATTATATTATCAAATATAACCAAGCACACGCAGGAAAAATTGACCCAACAGTTACACGTATTGTTACAGACTTTGGAGAGGTAGAATTTCAACTACACAGACACTTTGCAGGTGATGCACTTAAAGATAAAATGATGGCAGGTAAATTTAAAGAAGCAAGAGCGATGTATGTTTCTCAAACTTCATTTAAAGATGTTCCTACTTCAAAAACAGCTAAATATGGTCGTTACTATTCAGATTTAACTTTAGAGGTTAAAAACGGAGATATGTTCGCTTCATCTAAAGGGTGGAAATAGTTAAATGACTTATAGCCAAGTAAGAAAATCAGTTGTAGGACTTTTAAGAGGGGATAACTCTAAATCAGAAGAACTTTTAACAAGTGATGATACTTACTTAGCTATGGCATTAAGAGATGTGATGCTTAGATGTATTCCCTCTCAATTAGTAGCACCTTATGATGATACAAAAACAGATATTTTTCGTAGGATATACAGCACTTACAACGATATTGATGAAGTCTATAACCATTGGTATATTAGAAATGCAGTTGTAAGCATTGAAGATGATGCAGTAATAGATATTGATGAAGAGCTTACACAAGCTATTATCTATTATATGTGTAGTTATCTTACGAATAAGAAAAATATAGATTATGCAAAAAATGCTCAAGATATTATTAGTTACTATAACTCAAATAGTGTAGATTTATCACAATATGAATGAAACAGAAATTAAACATCTAGTCTCAAATATGGGAAAAGATATTGATGAAAAAATCAGAGAAGAAATCAGAGAAAACAATAAAAAGATAGTAAGTAATGTAATGTTATTTATACAAATAATCATAGTTATAGTAGTTATTTTTTTAGAATTTAATAGGTAGTTTATTAAAGGGCTTTTTTAAAGCTTTTTGATGAGCATAGCTCAAAAAATTAATACAAAAGGTTTATATTATGGCAGATAATGTAACAACAGACGAATTAGAACAGGCTTTACAAGACTTAGCAAATGAGATGGGTTTATCCGTTAAGGAGTATGTAGAGAGTTTAGGTTATGCAACAGTTGAAGAGCTTACAACTTCTAAAGCAGACTTACAAGCACAAATCACAGCTATTGTGGAACTTGATGCAGATAATGGTGCAGAATCACTAGCAGAAAAAATCCAAGCTATTGACGCTGTTATTTCTGATGGAGATGGTGTTGTTCAAAACATCTTAGGAAAAATCCTAGAGAACAAACAATCAGTATTAGATGAAGTTTCAAGAGCAACAGCAGCAGAAGCAGATTTACAATCACAAATCACTTCTAACTTAAACAAATCAAATTCAAATGAAACAGCATTAGGTAATCTATCAGATAAAGTTGATGCGAACAAATCAGCACAAGATACAGTAAATGCAGATGTTGAAAGTCGTGTTGCAGGTGCAGAGGGTGCAATTTCTACTCTTACTGGAGATGAAACAGTAGAGGGGTCAATCGCTAAAAAAATTGCAGATGAAACAGCTCGTACAAATTCAGCAATCGCAACAGCTAAAGCAGGTGCAACAGATGATGCAAAAGCTTATACAGATGAACAAATCGAAGCAATCACAGGAGATACAGCTACAACAGTAGAGGGTCTTGATGGTCGTTTAGGCGAAGTTGAAAACACTTTGGCAGACACAACTGATGAAGATGATAACCTTGTTAAAGGTATTGTTACTCGTGTTGGTGATGTTGAAACAGCTTTAACAAATGAAGCAGCAAGAGCAGTACAAGCAGAAGCAGATATGTTGGCACAAGCTAAAGCATATACAGATGCAAACACTCTTAAAGCATCTTCTATGGATATGTGCGGTATTCACAATAAATTCCGTGCATCACTAGGTTTAGCAGATAAAGACTGTTCAGGTGGAAATTCAGGCGGTGACGGTGACGGTGCAGTAGTTTAGACTATTGCATTAAGAACATTTTTTTGTGTTCATGTAGCCCTCTTTGGAGGGTTATAGTGAGTACAAGCTCTAACATCAATACAAAGGTAATAATATGGCAGGATTATACAAAAAAGAGGTACTGATTAGACCAGTATCAACAATCACGGTGCAAGGTGCTAAAGACTTTGCTACTAATTGGATGAGAGATACATTTCAAGAAGTAGATAGCAACAAAGATGCAGACGGAAATTATATTGACTATTTTTTCGCAGATGTTTTCGATGCAAGAACAGGGAACATTTATAGAGTTTTTTCGGAAGCATGTAAAGATAAGTACAGTATGGGCACATTGGAGTTTGATATTTTAGATAAAGTACAAATCAATGAGAGCATTAATGCAATAGATACAACAGTAGAACAAGCAAATGAGCAAATCGAGGCTATGGGGAACATAGTATATCAAGCGGAGGCGGTAGTAATATAATGAAAAAGAAATTAAATTTTATAGTGGATAATAACAATTCAAGTGATGCTTTAATCAAGAGCAAAATTCTTAGTGAACTAGGCGAAGATGCACTTAATCAAGAAACTGTTATCTTTGGAGCAGATTTAAAAATAGGGCAAACAAAAAGAAGCAATTTTGATATTTTTTATATTACAAGAGATTACAAATACTATCTAAATGGTGAACGTGGAGACCCCATCAATGATAATGGCGATATAGTTGATGTCTCACAAAAAGAAGCACCAACATACTTTAGACTAAAAGCAGGAGAACAAACAGAAATTCCACTAGATATAAGTAAAACTATTGTCGTTTTAGCGCTTTCTGATGAACTTTTAGAAATGGTTAAAGATTATTATAGTGAAGATACGGAGATGTCTTTTTTCACAAGAAACATTATGAATTATTCTAAAGACGCAGGAAAGTTCATTTTAAATGAAACATCAAAAATGAATGAGCAAGAAAACTTTATAATTTCATTTCCTAACAAAAATGATACTTATCATGGTTATATTAATGTTTTTCATATTATTAGCTCAAATGATAGATTAATGCCTGTTACAATAACAGTTAATACAACTGACGAAATAGGCGAAGATGGTAAAAAAGCCTTTGAATTTGTATATGATGGAAAACATTATAAATTTATTGATGGTAAGACTTCAAAGCTAGTAAGAAGCTTAAATATTGAAAGTGAGAGTGAAGAAAGTGAGAGTGAAGAAAGTGAGAGTGAAGAAAGTGAATTTGTAGTCCAAACAATAGACGAATTACAAGCAGATGGTATTGAAAGCGTAGTTAGATACATGGCTGTTGGTGGTGTTACTTTATGCGATAGCGAAAATGGCTATTTACCAATCGTTACTTATGATGAAAACGGAATCATGCAAATAAGCAAACCAGTTCAACCAAGCGAATTTCCAGTATATGAATACAGCATTAATGGTATAGAAACTGACAAAACAAACTTTGTAGGTGATGGACTTGTAGAGCGCTTTAGTATATCTAAAATTGCAGGTGGTATTAGTAAAGAGGTTGTTGATTTAATTAATGGAAAAATTGATAATACAAATTCTAAGATTGATAATACAAATACAAGTATTAATGCTATTTCACAAAGAGTTGAGCAATTAGCAGTAGATATTCCAAATGAAATTAAAAATGATTTTGCACCAGAAGAAATCACAAATAGCATCATTTCAAATGAAACACTATTAGCATCATTATCTAATGCAGTAATGGAAAAAATTAGATTAGCAATCGTTGCTAAAAATGGCGATGAAATCACAAGTAACTTAACTTATGACGAAGAAAGAAATGCTTATGTACTTGATTATGATACTTCATTACTTGATGGTACAGACTATTCGATAGAATTTAAAATAGTGTAGGTTTATTATGAAAAAGATTAAACTTAAAATTGGTGGAAATAGTGGTAGTGAAGATGAAAATAAAATTGAAAGTAGCAGTATAGAAACTGAAACTGAAAAAGAATGTGAGTTTAATAGCGACGGTAAAGCAGGCGTCGTTATTAATGGTAACATTTATTCTTTTTCTATTGAAGATGGGAAATTGTTTATAAATGGTATTTGTAAAGATAAAACTTTAAAAGTACATACAATAACAGATGAATTAGCTACATTTAACAACAAAGAAAGCTATGAGTGCAAATATGATGCTACTTATGATAAGCCTTTTATTGAAAGGGATAGAGCTTTATATTTTTTGAATATGTATAGTTCTTATGGATGCGATTATCCAGATGAAGATGCTATTAAAGAAGTACATTATATTCATTATAATTTTAGTTTAGATAATTTATCAGAATTAGAATTAAATTTGCTTATTAATAAAATTGAAGAAGATTCAAAAAAATTTAACAATACTACATGGTTTTATTTTGATGCTAATGAAGTTTATATTGCATATAGTTATTTTAATGATAGTAACCATGCCAGTATTTCAACAAGCATTAGAAGTTCAGAAGAATTGTTTATTATAAAAAACTCAATCCTAAGAAGAGACAAAAACACAAAAACATCATTGAGAATTAACTTTAACAATAATACAAATTTGTATTTTTTACCAAGCTATTTGGATGCTTTTTCTTGTGAAGATGGGATAAGAATTGTCTCAAAACCAGATACACAGTCGATAGTTAAAGCTATATTATCATTAAAATATATCAATAATTTAAGCTCTATTGACATTGTTTTAAAAAATAAAGACGAAAGATTTTCATCTGAATTATTTGCTCATATAGTGGTAAAAGATAACGAAATAGTTATTACATATTCTATTGTTAATCACGAAATTAGCCTAGAAGAATTTGATTTTTTAAAGAAAGCATTTTATAGTGTTTTTAAAGATGATATGATTAAATGGGACGTTGAAGATGAAGACGGAAATGTAATAAATAGCTTTTATAAATTTGCTAACGAATTTGATGGATATGTAAATGATTTCATGCCATATAGTAGCTTTATAGATAATTCTAGTAATATAACTTTTATAGCAGGCTCTTATGGCTCAAACCCTAGTGGCGGTTGGTTTAACCATGATGAAAGTTACTTAAACACTTATTTAAGTGATGAAATAATTGTAGGAGATAGTGAATACTTTTTCCAAAATTTAGATTATCTAAAAACACTAACAGACTTAAAAGGAAAGAAATTAATCTATGATAAAGCCCACAGTATAAATCATACAGGTTTTTTAAAAAAAACAATTCCAGAGGGTTTTAGAGAAGTAGTTACAAGATATTGTCATTATATTAAAAACGAAAGTTTTACAAGAACATTGGTGATAGAAGAAGATACACCACTAGAAGAGATTTTAGATGTATTAGATGTAAAAGTAATTAATCACGAAATGCCAATATTTTTTAGTGGATTCCTTAACAATTCTAATGTTAATGAGACAATAGAAGTGATGAATTTTGAAGTTATAAAATATACATCTGATGAAAAAATATTCGGAGCGAAAGCAACAAGAGATATAGAAATTAACACTAAAGTAAATTCTTATGTTTTTGAAAAAGATGAAAACGGAAAAGAAATACCATACCATTTAACATATAATAAAAAATATAAAGGATATGGTGGTGATTTAACTAATTTTCTTATGACGAAAAGAGATAGATGTATTGTAGATGTATCTAGTATGCTGCATGGTGAAATTAGCACCGATATTAATTCTTATGGTATTAACAATATATCTTTAGGAGGTCTTGATGTTGTCTCTAAGCTTTTATCTAATGGAGAATGTTATGTTAGTTTATTAGATGTAACAGGAGATAAAATAGAACAACAACCGTGTTTCGACTGTTTAACTGAAAATTTTTATAGAATCGGAACTACACTAGGGTCTGCTTATACAGATGATGTAATGTATTCTCATAGTAGTATGGATTTTTATATTAACAGTAAAAAATGCGATAAGATTGATGGCAAAACAGTATTTTATGTTTTTGATAATGTAATTACAGATGATGCACTTGATAGCGAAAATGTATCTTTATCTTATAGATTATTTTATGTTGATGGTGAATTATCATACGAAAAAGTTGTTGATAATGTAAAAATTATTGAAACTAGATGGAATGATGATAAAAATGTTATAGAAGTTGTTGGAGAGCCAGATTTTCCTACACCAGACCCAGATTTAGAGCCTAAAAAAGTAACATACGATATTTCAAAAAATGAAGATGGAAGTATAGACATTACATGGAGTAATGGAAGTGATATTGATGCTAAATTCTTTACAATAGGCGATAAAAAAGTTTTAATACCAACAGGAGGAAATTAGTTATGAGTAGAGCAATTCACAATGAGCCTAGTGTATCAGCAGGCTGTGGTTACAGAGCAAGTGTAAGTAATGGTAAAGTAACAATTTATCCAACTGTTAATAATTCAGATTGTTCTAAAGTTAAAATAGGGTTAGGTGATGCTACTTTTACCTTTGACCCTAAAAACCCACCAGACACTATAAAAAGAGTGATAGGGTCAGATAGTAAAGAAAAACACGCATATCAAATAACACCAGTTCCTAAAAGATGTGTAAAACTCTTTAGAAGTGTTGAAACAGTAGACGAAAGTTTCACAGATGCAGACGGAAAAACAACAGAAGTAACGATGCCTAAATTAAATGGCTTCAAGATAGACGGCTATACTAATGGAGAATATCAAGCAACAGGGATAAAAAATGTAGCTTCTCATGGTGGAAGAACTTTAAACTCACAAGGTATATCGTTATTTACTGGTGCAGTACCTCATAATATACTTATTAATGCAGTACAATTATTTACTTATCATTATGGATATGCTTATCTTGATTTAGAGGGATATGTAAATATCGTTCAAAATGGAGCAAGTATAAATACACGTTTTAATATGGGTAAAAATGTATCAGACCCTGATATAACAGAGTTTACAGTAAAAAGTGATAACAATACTTTTATTTGTAGAAATATTTATAACCATGCAGTTGAAGTATATGCACCATATTCTAGCGGAAACTATTTTACTCATAGAACTATAACAAATGGTGTAATTAGAGTAGCATCGGGGCAAATGTTAAAACAAGCAAAAGTTGGTGTTATAGAGAAAGCTATTTTAACAGATGACGGAAAAGCAGTAGCAATTGGTGAAAATGATGTAGTAGATATTATGCCGAATGGAAATGGTGGAATAATTGAAATAAAACTAGATAACGGTGTTTCAAAAATTGTTAGAAGTGTTGGAGCTTACTCTATTAATAGAGATAAAGAATTGTTATACGATGGAAATGTTATAGCAAACAATATTATATCACTAGGGTTATTTTCACAAAGCCATCCTCAAGGTTTGATGCTAGGAAAAGCAGGAACAGAAACAGAATTAGCTAAGAAAGAAGCATTAAGTGTATTTTCAAAAGCAGGTGTTCAAGATAGTTGGAAAGATGCTTATACTTCATGGTACGATAATCAAAGTTTACCAAATTGCGGATGGGCAGGAAGTGGTGAAAATTCAAACACTACTAGCAATTCACTATGTTTTAAACAGTCAGTATGTATGAATGTTGGTACAGGTGTTTCTATTCTAGTTACAGATACAAACGGTGAATATTACAAAGTTTCAGGAAGTACATTAGAAAAGCAAGTTTTACAAAATACTGATGGGAACGGTTTTAATGCTGTATATACAGTTAATCAAGGTGGAAAGTTTATTGCATTTAATTCAAGTAAAAAGAACTTTTCTACACCAGAAACAAGTCACGACACAGACGACTATTTATTTAGATTTTAAAAATATCGCCCTCAATAGGGCGGTATAAATAATCAATACAAAAGGAGTAAGTTATGAAGACTTACGAAATAGGGCAAAATTTCGATGTAGTAGTTTCTACAAAAGCTACACTTTTAGGTGCAGTTTCAGGTGATTTTACAATAGAATATGCACCAACAAACGACCTTACAAATGTTACAGCAGTAAGCGGTGGACTAAGTGAAATCGTAGAGGCTATCAATTCAGATGATGCACACACAGCAACAGTAGATGGTGGCGTCTCTTATGGAGCATCTTATATCAAAGTAGCTAGTGGACACAATGTTGTAAGCGGAGATTCAATCGAGTACACAAGTGGTAAATATGTTTTTGTTACAAAAGCAACAGATACAAAACTTTATCTTAGAACAAAACTAAGAGCATCACTAGCAGATGGAGATACACTCACACAAGTTGGAAACACGGGCGTATATTCTACACCAGAATTTGCTATTGCAGCAGAGGGAGAATATCTTGTAACGATTAAAGCACCAGAACACGGTATTATCGTTGAAGATAGAATAAGAGCTATTGATAGTACAGTAGAGCAAGTTATCGACCCAGATGCACCAGTTTATAGCGATGTAGCAGTAGCATACTAAGAATATGCAATGATAGTAAGAGTTGATACGACAAACCTCACTAGAGGACTTGAATTTAGTGTTTTAATCCAAACGGATAAAGAGCCTACTATATCACTCTATGCTTTTAATTCAGCATCTCACGAAACAGAGGTGTTGGATTATACAATCGAACAAAGCGGAGTGTTTTATAAAGCATTATCAAAAGCACCTTATTTTAATGGTTACTTATTAGCTAAAATAAATAATAAATCAATACTTGTTAAGAAAATAGGAAATCCAACTTTACATTTTTTAATAGGATACAAAGAAAATTACACAGTTCCATATAAACTTTTTAATGAAGATGGGATAGAAACAAAGAGTGATAATTTTATAAACATAATTGATGGTTTTTATTATTGTGAAATTAATAGTGATATTACAGTAATAGAAACACTAAAAAAAAGGTTTATAGTGAAAGATTTAATGGCTAAAATGAATTATGATGTAACTTTAGGCGATGGTATTTTACAAGATATTTCACTTGATGATATAACACTTGATGCAACTTTAGGTGATGTGTCTTTAGGTGATGTTACTTTACAAGACATAACATTAAATGCAACACTAGCAGACACAAATATAACGGAGTATTAAGATGAGTGTAAAAGAAACCCTCAATGAGATTTTAAATACAGTAGCCTTTGAAAAAGATGCAGACGGAAACGAAACATCAATATTATATAAAGCTAAAACAGATTTAGGGGAATTTTTATCAGAGCATACATCAATAAGTGATGATGAAAAAGCTAAAAGAATATCAGATTTTTTTACGAACACTATTACAAATGTAACTGTTCAAGCTATCATGGTTGCAGGACAAGCACCATTACAAGATGCTCAAATAGCAGAAATACAGCAAGAAACAATAAACAAAACAAACGAGAGCGTGCAAAAAGTTATCAGTATGCAAAATGACGATAAAGCAAACTTGAATAATAGTGCGGTAAACGTGGCAAAAGCAAAAGCAGAAATTGAAACGCTTATGCCAACTCAAATCCAAGAGATACAAAAAAATATAGAGTTTAAATCAAAACAAATAGAGACAGAAACAAAACAACTAGAGATAGCAGATAAAGACATTTCACTCAAAGAGCAACAGATAGGTATAGAAGCGGAAAAAATACCTTTAATGCAGGCTCAAACAGATTCAGAAAGAGCAAAAATAGGCTTAACTAGACAACAAGTAAGAGTATCAGCAACAGAAGTACAATATAAACTAGCACAGCTTAAAGCTATTCAAAAAGCAGGCGAACTAAACAAAGAGATAGAAGATAATAAAAATCTTACAAATATCAAAATAGCTAAAATCTATAAAGCATAGGGAATAAAATGTTAGTATCAAAAGCACTAGAATATATAAACACAATTATTAAAAATACAATAGATGTGTATAAGCTCACAGAAGATAGCAAAGATAGCGAAGATAATTATATTACACACCCACTAGAAAACAAAACAGATGATAATAAACTAGAGGCTTTATACTTTGGATTAAGAGATGCTACATTAAGCACAATACCTTTAAAATTGTTGGAAAACAATACAAGTAGTGCAACTGAATTTAAAAAAATCTCTACTACTGAATTTGTAAGAGTTCCAAACGAGCCAACAGCAGACGGAAATTTAGATATTGACGAGGGTTTATCGTTTGCAGTAATTTATAAAGCTTTATCTTTTTTATGGAATGGTTACAGTTCATACGCAAGTGATGCAGATGCGATTTATGCTAACTTTGATGATATTATGCGTGATTATTTTGCAGAGCGAGAAACAGATACAAGTTATACAGAAACAATCTTTTTTAGATATTCAAGCGATGGTACAGAATGGCACGATAATTATCAAGACGGAGATATTTACATCTCTTTTAAACAAGGGGACGGTGTTTTTAGTGATGCGATTAAATTTGTTGGAGAAAAAGGAGATAATGGAGATGGAGTATCTTCATTTTTAGACTTAGCAGATACACCGACTGAATACACAGCAGATAAAGTTCTAGCAGTAAATAGTGATGGAAATGCAATAGTAATGATAGATGCACCAACTGGGGGAACAGCAGAACAACCCTTTGATGGATTAGACGGAGTAAGTGGAAACATAGCAAAGAATTTCAATGAGATAGTAGGCAACTATTTTTATGTAGATGTAAATGATGATTTAAGCTTTGATATTTCAAAAGATGGTGACGGTAATTATGAAATAGAACTAGGTAAGCTATACACTATTGAATTTATACCAAACGGACACGATATAACACTAGCCTTTGATGCTATGGGAGATAAAACAATAGACAGTTCACAGAGTATAGTAATGGTAGATGTTCTATTTGATAGTATAGATATTTACATAATGGCAATAAGGAATTTTGCATAATATTGTAGTATAATATAACATATTTTTAAGGAGTATGTTATGAAATCTTTTTTACTTTTAATTTTAGGAGTTTTAGCAATGGCAGAGCAAATAAGCATACCATACCCATACCCAAACTATGATGATGATTTACTAGCTAAAGAGCTAATAAATGGTACTTATATGGCATCAATAAGCATGATGATACAAAACTCACAAACTGGCGAGGAGCGTTATGTAAATGTACCAGATAGCCCAGACATCATAAAAAAACTTGAAACAAGCAACGAGCCAGATGCAACAAATGTTAATGCGATAGATGATAATCCTATTGTCTATGATAGAAATAAATCATTAGAGGATGCAGTTTTACCGATTAAAATAGATGTAGGACAAGAAAAGCCTCTTATAGTATCAGAGGCAATGTGTCCGCAAGATATAGAGTATTTAGGAGATACAGAACTTCAACGAGGTTTATATAGAAATGTATCAAGATATGATGATGGGATAAATAAGTTTTTAGTTGTTTTTGAAAAGACAGACGATGGGAGTAGTTCACAAAACACAGATGGGGATATTTATACTTTTTATAAATTTGTAGGACTTGAAAAAACTAAACTATTTGATGTATCAGTAGATGATTACGGAACTCCATATTTTGTATATTCAATAGGAAAGAGAAACTTTTTTAAAGCAGGTGAAAAGATTTATGAGTATAGCGATGCAGGATTTACAGAATTACTAACAGTTTCAATTGGTGAAGTAGTAGATTTTATGATAATGGATAATGATAGAATCTATATAGTTGGCATGAATGCTAAAGCATCGTTACAAGATGTAGATAGTGGCAATGTAATAGAAAGTGATTTTAGAGCATCTCGTTTGGAAGCAGGGAATAGAGCAACAGCATACGCATATAATTACTTTGTGGCAGGGTTAGACACTTATTATGTAGAAAATGGAGTTATTAAAAAAATAAATGGCGATGCTTCTCTTTTTAATGCAAGTGCTAAAGTTAGGTTTGATTATTTAGATAGTAATGCAAGAAGTTCTTTTATCCATTTTAACGAAAAGCATAATATTCACAACTACCCAATTGCTAGTATTCCATCTTATGGAACTGAATATCTAGAAGATAGCAAAGAGGCTTTTTTTTCAATAAGTTACGGAAGTAAAATATATTATACGAAAGATTACATAAACTATAAAGATACAGGGATAGAAGCAGTAGGGCATAAAATATCAGGATATATTTATTATAGAATTGCAAATTTTGAAGATTTTATTTATATCATTAGTGCAGATACAATACAAGCTTTTAAAATAAATAAATGGGGTTATCAAATACCTAGAAGTGATTTAGGGGAATTATTTGCTAAACACGACATGATAAACAGAGGAATAAATAAGATAGGAGATTAAAACTCTCTTATTTTGAAAATGATTATTTGCTAATCTTACATAAAAAGTAGGGATATTATGGCATTTATGTATGATGATAATAGTACAAAAATAGGTACAAAGTCAAGACAAGTGGGGAAGGGATTAGTAAAACCAGACGGAAGTTATGGCGATGGTGTTACTATGAATTTTAATCCACCAAAACCAAAAAATAGTATAGTTAATTCACTAGCACAATCACAAAAATCTCAATTTCCAAATAATTATCCAAATGGCATAAAACCTCCACAGGTCCACTTACAAACAGGCGAAGAGAATACAAATAAAATAGGTAATTTCTTACAGTATTCAGCAGATAAAAGAAATGCAAATATGCAACAAAATTACGATACTTTAAATATGAAAAATAATCAATTTATCCAAACTCTTAAAAACTCTAAATTTCAATCAAGCCAAAACAGACTAGAGAAAGAATCTTTACAAAACAAAAGACTAGCACAACAGCAAGGGCAATTTAACAAAACTTATGACTTTAATGCACAAAAGTTTGATAAAACACACGATTTTGAGATGCAAAAGTATTTACACCCTATTGGAAAAACAAACAATGCAGAGAAATATAAAATAGATAGAACTAAATTATTTACTAAAGACCCTACATCAATAGTACCAGAGTGGAGTGATTTAGAAGATGCACAAAAAAAACAAGTTATGCAACATTATATAAACACAGGCACAGTTCCAAAAATAGAGGGTAGCGGTGGATGGTTTGGAGATGGCTACACAATAGGAACATCACAACAAGCACCAAGCAGTAAGCCTACTCAACAAGCACCAAACACTAATTTTATAAATCAAAAAACAGCAGGAAATAAAACATATGTTCAAGACAAAAACGGAAAATGGTTTATGCAATAATTAAAACCCACTTATTTTAAAAATAAATATTTGATAGGCTATCATAAAAAATAGGCTATCAAAATGCAAGAAGTAACAGACCCTAAAATTTTAGCAATGCTCAATTCAAATACTACACAACAACCTAAGCAAAAACCTATGCAAGAAGTAACAGACCCAGAACTATTAGAAGCATTAAATGCAGATAGTGGAAGAACAATGTCTTTTTTAAAAGGATTTACTAAAAATGTAGATGAATATAGTGCAAGTATTAATAAAGGGTTAGACTATGTAGCAGATACAGTAACAGGTAGAGATACTAAGTTTTTTGAAGACAATAAAGATTATTGGAACAAACAAAGTAAGCTTAACTCACTAGAAACATCAAACCACCCATATTATAATTTTGCAGGGCAAATGATACTTGACCCTGCAAATGTTACACCTGCTGGAATAGTATCTAAAGGGCAAAAAATAGGTAAGGCAGGAAGCTTAATTGAAAAATTAGCAGTTGGTGCAACCAAAACGAAACCTAGAGCAATAGCTACAAGTATGGGATTAGGTGCAGGTATTGGTACAGCAACAACAGCAATCAAAGACTATGGAAATGATAGCTTAACAACAGATGAAAAAATAAACAATATGGAGTGGGGAGCAGGAATAGTTGCAGGTGTAAACGGACTTATATCCGCCTTAACAAAAGGTAGAGTTAATAATGTAATTAAGCCAGAAATGATACAAGGTGCAAAAAGTGATGAAGACATAGCAAATGCAATCTTAAATAATGCAGATGCGATGGGATTATCACCACAAGAAACACAAGCAATTAGTGGAGAGATTTTACAAGGTAAATATCCAAAAGTACCAAATGAATTTAAAATAGAACAAGCAGGATTTAGAAAACAATACGAGCCAAATTTCCAAATGAAACCAAACCATCCACCAGTAACAATGGATATGAACAAGGCTTTATCAGTATTGGCAAGAGAAGCAGACAAGAAGAGGGTAGCACAAGGTTTAGAGCCTATTTATCAACATAAGTACGAAGTACAGCCACAATATGCAAAAGAGAGTATTTATCCACAACAACCAGAACAGCCATATAATCCAAACTTTGTAAGTGGAGATTTTAACAATAATATTCCAGTACCATATAATGCAAATGCAGAGTTAATGCAGAGATACCAACAAGTAGCATCACACCCACGATTACAAGAGCTTTTAAGCATGAGAGAAAACATAAGTGCAAAAGATGCAAAAAGTCCACAGAGAGTAGTTAGCAAAGGCGGTTATAGAGAACTTAACGGAAATGGTGGAGAAAACAAACACGCATACGATAAAGCACTTTATGAAAAAAACTATGCAACTGATTTTCACTTAACAAAGCAAGACATAGGGCAACTTTATAGAGGGCAATATGACGATAACTTACTAAGTAAACTTGAAACAGATTTAAGCACTTTAGATAATCACCCAGACTATGCGAAGTCATTTAATAGTGAAAATAATATTGATTATAAAGCAGAATTAGCGAAGCTTGATGATACAGATATAAAAATGAATAGTGACGATTGGAAAGAAGCAAACGAGCTATTTAGCAAAGGGATAGATAACTTAGTAGTAGGAACTTATGCAGGTATTGGAGAAGATGAAAACGGAAATATGACCTTTGACCCAGAGAAATTTATTTTAGGCTTAGGTGGATATACAGCAGTTAAACACGCACTTAAAAATGGAACAATAAGAGGGAAGTTAAAAGAGTACGCAACAGATGCTATAAACAAGGTTAATTTTAATCCAGAAATACAAAAAGAGGGTAATAGTTTTAATTCTATGTTTGTTGGAACTAATAGCAAAAATTATGCTAAAAGTTACGCTAAAAAATCAGTAGTAGATTTAGGCGGACACGATATTACAAAAGCAAATTATGGAGATAAAAACGGACAACTTGAAATATTTGAAAAAAGTCCTTATGCACAAGGTAGAAACTCTATAAATCACATAGAAGTACCAGACAATTTAAGAAGAAGTGGAAAAGGAACAGAATTACTTAATAAGGCTAAAAATGAGTATGATAATATTTCGGCACAAGCATCTAATGAAAATTCAGTAAAATTTTTCTATAAAAATGGTTTTAGACCTACTTTTAATAAAGATTTATCAGTAGAAGATGCAATAAAAGCTTTTAAAGAGAATGGCAGTAGCTTAAATATGGAGTGGAGAAAAGGGATAGAAAAAGGTGCTTTTAGTGATGTGGCTACTAAAAAGACTATGAAAGAGATAGATGATAGTAAGGCTAAAGTATCTAATGGAACCTGGGGAACATCCGAAGATATAAAAGCAGGTAATTCAACAACTGCAAAACTTGATGAGATATTGGACCACAAAGAACTTTTTGAAAAATACCCAGAATTAAAAAATACAATAGTTCACTTAAAACCAGATATGCAAGGTGCAAGTTTTGATGCTGATGCAAACAGAATAATCGTAGGGTACGATACAAAAACAAAAAATATAAATAAATCTTCATTGTTACACGAAATACAACACTCAATACAAGCTAAAGAGGGATGGGCGAGAGGTGGAAGTCCTGATAATATACATCCTAAAGATATGTATGAAACAATTATTGAAAGATACGGAAATTTACCTGTAATAGAAAGAATAGAAAAAGATTATTTGAATGGAAAAATACCGACTGAAAACAAAATGTATGAAAAAATTATAAATATTGCATCAGGCAATTATGGTGGTATTGAAGCATTAAAATATGATACTTATAAACGACTACACGGAGAACAACAAGCAAGAGCGACACAATATCGTAAAGATATGACACCACAAGAGCGACAAAAAGAGAGCTGGCAAGGTACGCTTAAAAGAGTTGAGGGAGAGTATAAAGAGCCTATTATTAAGTATGATGGTGATGTAAGCGAAATGAGTGTATCAAGCAAAGAAAAATACTCTAAAAAAATAGATGTACTAAAAAAACATTTAGAGGGTAAAGAACTTAATCCAGAACAACAGAAAATAGCTAATGTATATTTAGGAAAAAGAAATATGGCAGAGTTGAAAACTGATGATATAAGTACAATTCAGAATACATTACATTTAACAAAAGGAAATGTAAAAGTAGGAGCTAAACATATTATATTTAAACACTTTGGAGAAAAAAGAGATAGTTTAACACCAGATGAACTTATTGATATTGTCGATATTATAAGAAAGGCAGATGTAGAAAACATAACTCCTACAAGAAGAGAATATACATATTACGACGCAGATAATACAAGGTTAAAAGTTATTGTAGATGAGCATAAGAAAAATGGAAATGATTTTATTGTTAGTTTTTATACTAATAGAAAAAAGCCGACAGTTGGTCACAATGACACCTACTTCAAAAAAGAAGCTTCTAATGCCGACTTTGATAAAGCAATTATACCACAAAAAGAAGAAAAACAAAAAGGACTTTTAGCGAGAGTTGCAGAACAAAAAAGATTAGAGGGATTGCCAGAAAAAGGCAGAAAAGTATATCATCCATTAAGAGAGCGAGAGTATTACTTAGGAGATAGTGGAACTGTTTACTTTAAGCGAGGCAATGGAACATATAGAGAAATGCCTAATGAAGAGATACGAAACGACATACATACGATAGCAAAAATAGGAACAAATAAATTTAAAGCTCAAAGACTAGAACAAGATGCAGAGTTTAATAAATCTTTTAAACAAACAGAAATAACACAAAAAGAAGATAGTTATAAAATGGAACATACAGCACCAACAGCAGACGAGGTAAACTCACGAGCAGATGATGTTACAAACTCTTTTAGTGATGATATTTATTCAAAAGATGCTCAAAGACTTCACGGACACGGAAGTCCTAAAATGGATAAAGAGAGCATAGAAGTTATAAACAAGGTAAAAAATAATCCAGATGCAGAGGTTACGATTTATAGGGCAATTCCAAAGGATGTTGATGCAGGAATAAACTCTAAAGATTGGGTAACAATTAGCAAGGAATATGCTAAAACTCACGGAGAAAATGTACTTAATGGAAACTATAAAATCGTAGAAAAAAAAGTAAAAGCTAAAGATTTATGGACTGATGGAAACTCAATACACGAATGGGGATATGACCCACATACAAAACCTACTAAACTTATGGCAAATGGTATGCACTCAATGGCAGGAGGTTTTGCAGGTGGTACAGACAGCCTTATAAATCAGAGAGATTATAACGGTGACGGAAAATATGATTATAAAGATTTACTTGCAGGAGTTGTAGCAGGAACGATAAGTATAAATGCACTTAAAAAAGCAGCACCTAAACTTTTTGAAGAAGAAGAGGGAGGATTTAAAGCAGGACTGTTTGCAGGAAGCAAAGCTAAAGGTTTTAAAGAGGCAGAGAAAGCAGGAAAAAAATTCGAGGGTAAATATGATACTTTGGAGCGGTTTGAGATAGATGATAGTAAAGCAAATATAAAAGCAACAGCCAAAGAGTTAAATAGTATAAAGAGGGAAAGACTTAACAAACAAGCCGATGATATTAGAGAACAATATGAAAGCGGAGCATTTAGCGAAAAGGAAGCATTAGAACTTCTTGATAAAAATTTCTTAGAGTTACCAAAAGGAAACAATGGAGCTTTTAACCTAAGTGATGTACTAGACCACAAAGAACTATACGACAATTATCCTACTTTATTTGACGCTAAATTAACTTTTACAGATATGCCAAAAGGTGCGAATGGCTATTATGATGCGAAAGCTAACGAAATAGTTTTAAATTCAGCGATGAATAAAGAAGATATAAAATCTTCACTACTCCACGAGATACAACATGCTATTCAAAATAAAGAGGGCTTTGCGCGAGGTGGGTCAGCACAAGAATTTTACAATGATGCAAAAAGTAAAATAGATTTACTTAAATATGAGTTAGAATTTGAGCCAGACGATTTTATAAGAGATAAAAAATTAAAACAACTTAGTGAGATAGAAACAGCTTATAAAAATGGTGGGAAAGAAGAAGCATTTAAAAAATATCAAAGATTATCAGGAGAGATAGAGGCTAGAGATGTTCAAGCGAGAATGAATTATACACCAGAACAAAGAGAAAAAATTGCACCTTATAGTAGTGAAAATATCGCACCAGAAGATGCAATAAATAAATTTAGGCCAGATGATAGTTTAGCTAATGGAATGATGAATAGCGAAGAAAAACCATTTAAAGAAAAAGTAAAAGAAGCTAAGAAAAAAGAACTTAAAGGAAATATGGTCGATAGAGCTATAAATAAAGGTGTAAAAGCAGTTGCTAAAGGTATAGACGATTTAAGTGATAATAAAATAAGTGGAGTATATAAAGATTTAAAAGAAAAAGAGATAGTGGATAATATCATAGGTCATAAGATTTATGAGAAAAAAGATTATATGAAGTGGCGAGATGATGCACTAAGAGAGAGAAGTTCCAGAGGGTTAGAACTTGAAAGTTTACACAAGCAGTTATCAGAGTTACCACAAGACACTAGAGTAGGACTCTACGACTATATGACTGGCAATAAAAATGTAAATATTAGTGATGGGGTTAAAAAATTAGGCGATAAGTATATAAAAGATATTGACGATAGAGGTAAACAGCTAGTTGATGATGGAATATTATCACAAGAAGCATTTAACAGATGGAAAGGTGCTTATTTAAAAAGAAGATACGCATCTAAAATGGGAAGTGCAAAAAATGCTTTTTATGCAGTAAAAGGCAAAACAGTAAATCCGATAATAGCAAGAGGTAAACATTGGAAAGGTACACAGTCAGAGTATGAAAAACTACTTAAAAATAATGAAATAGGAAATTTTACAGATGGGAAGATAGAAGCCAAAGAGTTACCGAATGGAAAATTTGAGTTTAGCAGAGATTGGACACCAGAAGAGCGTAAAAATATGGGAGAGATAAAAGATGCTGCATTTTCTATTCCTGATACTCTTTCACATCTTGATGAGATGGTAGCTCACGCAAAATTATTAAAAAGAGTTGCAGGTAAATATGTTTTAAGCCCTAAAGAGATAGAGAATTATACACCTAAGCAGATAGAAAATGCAGGTTATATAAAACTAAGCGGGGAGAAGTACGGAGCATTAGATGGACAATATGTAGAAAGAAGTGTAGCAAATGATATTCAAGAATTAGATACTCAAATAAATGGAACTGATAGCTCGGTAAAAGAAGCAATATCTGAATATATGAAATGGTATAAATCTATACATACTATTTATAATCCAAAAACTCACTTTAACAATATAATGAGTAATCTTGTAGGTTTTGCATTTATGGAGGGAAGAGGTTTAAAAACTCTTAAAACAGTTGCACCAGAAGTTGGAAAAGGTTTTTTTCCTAAAGCAGTAACGACAAAAGCAAAATCAGAAGCATTAATTGCTTTAAATGCTAAGAAAATGGTAGGAACAGCAACAGAAGAAGAGTTAGAAAAATTAGCTAAATTAGAAGTTGATAATGATGTTAAATTATGGACGGAAGCTAAAAAAGACGGTTTATTCGGTGGAAATAAACTTAATGATACGCTTAACTCTTATATGAAGCCAACAATAAAAAAAGTAGATGGGTTAGGAAGTAAGATACAAAAAAAAGCAGAGGATGTTTATAGCTTTGAAGATGATATTGTAAGGTTTGCATTATATAAACAGTTTAAGGAAGAGGGTCACGACTCAATTAATGCCATTAGAGAGATAGGTAAGATAATACCAGACTATTCAAAACCTATGAGTAAAGTTGCTAACTGGCTAAGAAGATATGGAGTAGCCCCATTTATAGCATTTCCTTATTATTCAACACCTATTATGATGAGACAAATTGCAGAAAGACCAACTAGACCTATGACTTTGGCTGCAATGATATATGGACTTTATCAAGCACAAGGAATGAATATGTTTGATGAAAAAGATGCACCAGAAAGATTTAGAAAGTCTTATGCTCCATTTATGAAAAGTGGAGACAATGTTTATGGAGTTAAATATGATAGATGGCTACCACACTTAGACTTAATGAAGATATATAAGATGCCAATAGATACTTTATGGGGAGGAAATCCTTATATATCTTTAGGTGGTGCTATTACAGGTCTTGCAGACGACAACGGAGGTTATAGTCCTTACTTTGGTGGAAAGATTACACACAGAAAAGGTGTTAAAGGCAAATTAGATATTTTAGGCAGTTTAGCTAGTGGATTTATTACTCCAGACATAGTAGATAGTGGAATAAGCCTTATATCCTCTTTGGCAAGAAGTGAAAAAGCACGAAGAAGTCATAAAGTCTATAATCCAAAAAATACCCCTCAAAATATTTTAAACACTTTAGGATTAAACACAGCAAGTTTTAGAAAAAGTGAACAAAGAAAAAAAATAAGAAGAGAAAAACTAAAATAGCATTATTTTAAAGTGATGTTTTTAATATAATAAAAATAAAAGTTTAGGGTAATTATGGAAAACAGAATAATAGTAATTGAAAGCAAGATTATAGAACTTGAAAAAATCAAAAATGAGTTTTATGATATTAAAGATTCAGTTACAAGAATGGAGATGGTAGATAAAAATATCTATGATAAGCTTGAAATGATTGATAAAACAATGATTTCTCACAAAGATAATTTTGTACAGCATGATAAAAATGAGATGGAAAAATACGGAAGTATAGATAATAGACTTTTAAAAATTGAAAGAATTATGTATATGGGAATGGGTGCATTAGTTGTTATTGAATTATTATCAAAAATGCACTTATTATCTTTAGGAAATTAAAAATGGGATTATTAGATTTTAATTTAAGTGATATTGGGAATATTTTAACAAGTGCAAGAGAAGCGATAACTGGTGAAAAGATAAAAGACCCAACAGAACTGGCAAAACTTGACTTACAGTTGCAACAACTTCAAAATGATTTAACAAAAGGACAGTTGAAAATAAATGAAGAAGAGGCAAAAAGTCCTATGTTATTCGTTGCAGGATGGAGACCTGCCGTTGGATGGGTGGGTGTTATATCTTTATTTTTTATGTATGTTCCAAAAGCTATTGTTATGACTTTAGTATGGTGTTATACAGTTTATTTAACATACCATCCAGAGATAATTGCAGAAGTTCCAGATTTACCAAAATTTCCTGATATGGGAAATGCTGACATTTTAGGTTTGTTAATGTCAATTTTAGGAGTGGGAGCTATGAGAAGTTTTGATAAAAAAAACAAAGTAGATACAAAGGATATTAAATAATGTATGATAAATTATTAGAAGAGTTAAAAAAGGATGAAGATTTTATAGGTATGCCTTATGATGATAATTTAGGAATACCCACTATTGGATATGGAACTAAATTACCTCTTGATAAAACAGAAGCTACATTACTACTTGAAAAAAGATTTAATGATACGCTTATAGAAGTTAAAAATAATGTTAGTTTTTTTGATGAACTTGCAGAAGATGCACAAGAAGTTATTTTGAATATGTCATATAATATGGGAGTTCCAAGAATTATGAAATTTAAAAAAATGTTTGCAGCACTAGAAGAAGAAGATTATAAAGAAGCATCAAAAGAGATGATAAATAGTAAGTGGTATTATCAAGTAGGAAACAGAGCTAAAAGACTTGTAGAAAAAATGAGTAAGGCATCATAAATTCACTGTGTCCATATTGTGACTAAGTACATAGTATATGTGCCACAATTTATGATATAATCCCCTAAAAAAGGGCTATGAGCAACTCGGCTTAGCTTGTACCTAACTACTTCAAAAGTGCCTTATATAGGCTATTACAGAGCATCTTTATTTCGTACTGTGTCTATATTGTGTCTAAAAAGTGCAAAGTTTGACCCTAAATCAATATTTTTACTTTCTATAACACTAGCATAATGAGTAAGTGTAACTTTAGGGCTAGAGTGTCCTAATAGACCCGATAGCTCATTTATACTAACTATGCTTTCTTGAAGCATTAAAGTTGCAAAAGTATGCCGTGATGCGTAGAGTTTATGTTTTTTAACACCTGCATCTTTACAAACATTACTCCACATAAACCTTAGTTTCCTAGCATCATCAATATTTCCAAATAGATATAAGTTGTCTTTAGGCTGTATTGACTTAGCTAATTCATACATATAAGCATTATAAGGCACATTTCTTTTAGCATTGTAGTTCTTACCATCCCCAACAATTCCAAGTGTTCTAGTTCGCTTTAAATGAATATAACCATCATTTTTGAAATCAGATAATTGTAAGCCTAGAATTTCACCAGTACGCATACCAGTATTAAATGCTATTTCAAGATAAGCTTTCATTACACCGTTTGCAACATTTAACAACTTTTCTACTTCTTCACGAGTGTAGTATTCAATTTTAGTTTTTTTGTTTTGTGGAAATCTAATATTAATTGCAGGGTTAGTAGGTATAACTCCATCATCAACTGCTAATTCAAATATTTCTTTAACACAACTTTTATACTTATTTCGTGATACATTTTTTATATTAAGTGATATTAAATATTCTTTAATATCAAGTCTTGTAATAGTATCAATATTTCTACCTTTGAAGTATTCAATTACTCTTTTGTAATATCCAACTGCTGTAAAGTAGCTTCTATTTATACTTTTCTGTTTTAAAAATATACTGCCGTAGTATTCAAAACTTTTAGGCTTTTGTTTGTATATTTCACCTGTTGCAATTTTTCTCATTAATTGAGGTATAATCTCTTTTTCAACAAGTTTGATATTTTCTTTTGTATATTCAAGCCCTGTTGATTTACGATGTCTTATTTTATCGACAAAGTAAGTAATCCAAATTTTAGTACCTCTTTTATAATGTGATGCCATTTTTTTACCACTCCTTTTTAGAGTGGCACATATACTATGAGATAACATCATAACACCTTTAAATTAAAAATCTTTCTATAATAGGATTTTCATTATGATTTTCTTTTTTAGTTGTTAAGAGTTTTCGCATCTCATCAACATTAAATCTTTTTAAATTTCCAACATAAATATAATGCACTCCCTCTTTAAAATCATTTGAAAAATGTTTTTTTATGTAGTTTGTGCTTATATCAAACATTTTAGCTATGCTTGTTAAGGATTTATACATATTAACTTTCCTTTAAATCACTTCAATAAAACAACAATTACACCACCATCGACCATGTAATTTAAAAGCCCCTAAATCTCCACATTCACATTTATTCATACAACAATCCTATAAATAAACCCATCCCCACCACTTTTTCGTAAGAGATGGAGTTCAATTTTTGCTGTTTCAATATCATCAATAAACTGTTTAAATCTTTGACCAAAATTCTCTTTTCCATACAATAGCCATTTAATCTGTTTCATTTAGAAGTTCCTTATTTTCGTAAATGTTACCGATAACTTCAAACACGTTTCCATAATCTCTAATTAACCTTTCTGCTAAAAAACATCTATTATCTGACGGTTCTAATTCTTCTTTCTCAAACCCATCAAAATAGCTTTCACAAACAAATGCTCCGTTTAAGAATGTAACAACTCCTATATGATTATCTGCATCATCATAAAAAATATCCCCCTCATAAATCTCAACACCTGCTTTGTCTTTTAAGCCTGTGTATTGCAAGATTGTTAAATCATCGCTTATCAAATTCATGTAGTCTTTGTGATTTCTAAAAAGTGTTCCATTTGAAAACACACACTCGTCTTCATTAATAAACTCTTCATACTCTTCATCCCATACTTTAAATTTAATCTCTCTACTCACAATTTAATCCCCCATCTCACTATTAGATGTACCGTCAGCATTAACACCATCTAGTAAATCCATATTAGGCTTATAAGGTTTTACTTCTCCAGTTTCTTGATTTATTGTTTCATAGTTTATTTCTACATCAACACCATCTAGTAAATCTTTTTCTTGTTTAGGTGCAGGAGATTTTTTTACTTTTGTTTTTTTAGGTTTTACATCTTCAATTTCTGCATCTTTAACAATCATTTTGTTTAAATCTACTGTATCATTATTCGTAGGTACTGATGTTTCAATAATATGTGTATCTTCAATCTCTTCAACTGTTTGCATACCAAATTTTACTTCTGGAAAAAACTCATTAATGAAGCTTGATTGACTTCTTTTTCTAAGCATCAATTCTGGCATTGTTAGCCACTTACTACCTTTTTTAGATAATAATCCCTCTTTTTTTGCTATCTCTATTGTGTAAGTCATTCCTATAAGTTTCTCGCCTGTTTCTGCATCAATAGCATAAGAGTAAGCACTCTGTTTATCATCGCTTATTACAGTCACTAAACTACCTTTTATACGACCGCTTGTATTAAGCCTTGCTACTAAGTAGCTTGTTGAAAAAGACGGTTTGTTATAGATAATATAGATACTTTGTGCTATCTCCATCACACTTACATTCATACGACTTGCTAAGTCATAGATAATTACTGCACTTGCAACATCTCCCTTTAAATTATCAGGAAAAAAGGCACTTTTACTTAGTGCCATAGCTCTACGCTGTTCAAGTTCAAATCTTTTTACTTCTAACTCTAAAAGTCTCTCTTCTTTATCTAAATTTACTAATGCACCCATTTTAAACACCTCTTCTTTTTTCAAGCCACCATTCAGGGTAGTTTGTAGTTTTAATCACATTGACGACATTATCTTTTTTATAACTCTTCCAAGTTTCAAGCAATTCGCTATAAATTGCACGACCCTCTTCAATACCCACAAATTCCATCTCTTGAACACTAACCATGTAAGGCTTAGTAGTTTCAACAAGTATAAAAACAAATCTTTCAGCTCTATAACCAAGTGAGCTTATAACATCTGTATAAAAAGCCGACTGCGTACCATATCCATACTCTAAAACAGCTTTTTTAAAGTCCTTAATACTCTTAGTTGTTTTCAAATCAATAACAACACCTGCACTCTCTATGTAATAATCAGCTTTACACTTTACAGGAACATTATCAAACTCACTAAAAAATGCTCTTTCAGCTAATCCGCCTTGAAGTAATCCACCCGCAATGGCTTTAACATTTCGTGCCATTTTTACAACCTGCTCAAATAAATCTTTAGATAAAACTTCTCTATCTCCTACACTATCAAGCCATTTAGTTTTAGCCTCTTTATAAAGCTTTGTGTTTTTGTTTAAGTCCGCACCCTCAAAGTCTTCTATAATAAAATCATCATTAAAAGTTTCAGGCTCTAAAACTAACTTATGAACAGCACTACCGAGTGTTAATGATGTACTTTCTAGTTTAAAAAGTTCCTTATTTTCATAGTGTAAAACACTCTCTTTTAGCAATCTGAAATCACTATTTGATAAAGCATCAACCGCAAAATATTCTTTATCACTCATCTTATTTATTATTTTAGGAATTGCACTCATTTTTTCATCTCCTTAAATTGTTTTCTAAAATTCTTAACTGCATTTTCATAGTACACAGCATCTTTTTGCAAATTATTCATTTTCTCCCCATTTTCTATTATATGAAGTATAAACATCCACGATTATAATCACAGATGCAGCACATACAATCAAAATAATTATTAAGCTACTCATAAAACACCTCATGCACTCAAATCAAGTGTATAAGTTGAAAAGCTATCAAGTTCAAGAGAAGCTATTTTCGCACTTTTCAAGTCTAGTTTATATTTTAAATCTTCAATGACTTTATTTTGCATTTTCAATTTTCGTTCAAGTTTATTTTTATCAATCATGTATCTCTGTAAATCAATAGCTTTAATTGTTACTGTTTCGTCTTCCTTACAGAAGTGGGCTAAAAATTCATCTTCATTTTTAAAATTAATCATTTTTTAACTCCTTAACCATTTTTCCAAACTCTGCAACGGTTATTTTCTCATCAAATTCTAAAGCTATTTTTAAAAGCTTATTTATTCTTTTTATACTCATAATTTTGTACCTCTTTTGTATTGATTTAGCCGACTGCCATCGGCAACTATTCCTTTTAAGCACGAGGGCTTATATAACCATATAAAAGGCTAGTTCTCTACCTATTTGTAACGTGCGAAATTTAAAAAAGGAGGTGGTGAACGACTTTATTATATGGTTATATAAACTCTTTTGTCCGTTTTATACTAGACACAAGCTAGTGAGCCACAAGATGCAGGGCTTCCGATTTAGCGACAATATAAACAATTCCAACAAGCAAAGAGACTTAACGCATAAGCACACTCTTACTTCATTCTTCATAATCGAACTTGTTAGAACTCAAAGCGAAGCCAACTTTTAAAAGCTGTTTTTCGTTTTGTTAAGAGAATTGTAAGATATACTTACTTAATTATAGTTTAAATATGTAAGATATTCTTACTTTATGCTATAATTCTTTTTGAAATTAAAAAAAGGTATAATTTAAAATGAAAAAATTATTATTGTTATTAATGTATGTAAGTCTATTTTCTTATGATGATGTAAATGTAAGTAAGTTAGTAAGTGTTTATGATGGAGATACTTTTAAAGTGAATATAAATAGCTATCCTAGTATTGTAGGTAAAAAAATATCTATAAGAGTAAGGGGAATAGATACGCCAGAGCTTAGAACACGAAAAAAGTGCGAAAAACTTTTAGGATATAAAGCTAAAGAAATAGCTAAAGAGTTGCTTTTTAATAGTAAAGTAATAGAATTAAGAAATATTAAAAGAGGTAAGTATTTTAGAATAGTTGCAGATGTTTATCTTGATAATAATGTATCTTATGCGAGTGAGCTTTTAAAAAGTGGTTTGGCAGTTCCTTACGATGGTGGGCATAAAAG